TAACGATTCTATCGATATTGGCCATAACTTATCCTCTATGGTAGTCTGATGTCCCAAGTTGTGCGCTTGTTGTCCCAAGTAGTATCACCTGCATCCCAAATCGTTTCTAGAGACTCAGGGCATGGCACTGTTTCGACGCATTGTAGTGAATCTGACGGAAATGGTGGCGGTTCAAACATCGTGTATACATCAGGATTTGATGCACCGCCGATATAACGACCAGCCAACTCCACTTCACAAATACTGTTGCCAGGATCAGTGTATTCTTCAGTATAGAAGAACTCAAACTGATAGACGCCTCTACCTTCAAACTGCGATTGGTTCAACAGTTCTGGAACATATCCAAAGAACAGTCGCTGTCCAATCGACACATCGATGGTAGCTTGATAATCAATCAAACTGTTTGACTGTAGGATCAAGGCCAAACGATCGATTGTCGATAGAGATTCGATACCGTTATAAACCTGAATTTCTACCGATGCCCTGCGCCAACCTGATATTGTTACCGAATCATCAGGATTAGGTTTGGAGTATATTACATGATCTGGAATGTCTACATTAAGTACATTCAAAGTGATATATGGCTTGGGCGGACGCGGAAAATTTTGATTGACAAATACAATAGGTAAAGACGGATGGATGCGTTTAGCCCCTTCAGCCACCATCAAGTACAGCTTGTCAATCAAGGTGTATTGTCCAACGTCTCATCCCAATCAGTGCGGTCTTCATCCCAATCCGTTATCTCAGGTACATCCCAAACGGTTTCATCCATTTGCTCTATTGCTTCACAAGCGTAGTATCTCCAATGGGATACTTGAGTATTTCTGGAACGGGATAGCATAGTAAAATCGGCTTCACCAAATAGAAGGTATTGTGATCCGTCATAGATAAATAAGTCACCGGCGTAACGTTCTCTGCCAGGAGAAATTTCTTGGTTGGCACATCGTAATCTATCGTTTGTATATATTTTAATATATCGCCCTGCCCGTCTACCATATGGCGTTGCCTCGATTGCATTCATGTTACCAACTGATGGTATCTGTACCGTTGCCATAACTGTGATACTGACACCAGTATTCTCAGCAAGCATGTACTTGCCGTTAACGATCTGACCTATATCGCGCCGGATTACTTGGAACGGTTGACGAAATGAGGTTGTCATTTTACCTCATAATTAACAGCTTGTACCATTCTACCAGTATCAATCAATGGCGACGATGATCCTTTCTCCGCAATGGTTCTTGGTGCATTCGGCGCAGCCCAAGTCTTAGCTTCCTTAATCGTTTTACGAATCAAACTCTGATAACGCAATCCAATATTTTGCAGCAAAGTATTATCGGTAATCTTACCGTCAATCATTCGTTGCACCATGAAATCGGTAAACTTGGAAATCTGACGATTATAACGATCATGCGTAGTCGCCATGAATGGACGTGCTGGAATCGTATCAGTTCCAAACTCGTTTATGATAGCGTAATCCACAACAGTTATACCTTCGGCTTCATCAGAATCATCATACCGTGAGTTACCACCAATGATACCGATCTTTACAGAGCGTTCACGTAACCTCTTAACGTCGCGGTTAATACGTTGGAATCCGTAATCATTGTCTTGGATGAAGATCGCCATGGATCACCAAACCTTGTCGTTATTGAACCCTTAGCACAAGTTTGCCAAAGCCGATTCCATGCATCCCATGGGTCAGATGATGGTCGCTTCGACATTCCACTTGTGGTACCAGTAGAAGCAGAAGCAGCATAGGTAACTGAAATGTCGCCTTCTTTCTCTTGCGTAATAGGGCCAGCAGTTACAGCGATTGGTCTACCCGATGCAGTTTCTTTCTGCACCGAAATAAGATACGCAGTGAAAAATGCTTGCGCTAGATTGGCGCGGTTTTCGGATAGACACCAAGGCCGCGCCTCTTCTGAAATCCACAACAGTTGTTCTAACAATGCAGGATCGATATAACTAGGACTTTCGGGGTCAAAGTACTGCGGAAAGAACGTTTGCAACAACGCCTTTACTTGTACCCAGTAATCCGGTGGAGTTAATGTTTCGCTCATGGTGGCGGGGGCGGTTCCTCTTTCTCAAACTGAAAGAACTCACCATACTTACTGTTAAGGATAGTCTGGCGAGTTGGTTCGTCTACCTGCACTGGTATCTTTGGCATAATCATCACATCACCAAAAAGAAATGATCGTGACGAAAGGTTTGTTGCAATATACGTGGATGGAGTTTCCTCTTGCGGTTGAGGTTCCACTTCCTCTCGTGGCTGTAGCTCTACTTTCTCTCGCGGCATCTTATCCAGCCTTGGTGTTTGGAGCGGGCTGCTGAGTCGGCTTAGCTTCAGGCTTAGTGTCTTCTGTTCTACGAGTACCTGCCGGGGCGCTGGTGTTTTCCAACACACCATCTGTGATAGCTTGTGCAATTGTTTCGTTAGCCAACGCTTCATCGGAAATTTCCGTTGCGACTCCTGGCGGCATCATCGTGCCATCATGAGTATTGATCAAACGCTCACTCTTGTTTAGCACTGTAGGCATTGTCACTTTCCCTTTCGTTACGGAGGATGTTTGGCTTGGTTACGTTGTAAGTGCCGACAATAGAGCCAACGGATAGTAAATGTTCACGCCACCACTACGGGCGATGCAATCAGTAACGATTTCAAGATTGCGTGCTTCGGGAGGCAGTTGCGTAAACGGCATGACATACATGTGAGAAATGTTCTCAGCGTTCCGCTCATACAGCAATCCCAAATCCTTGGTACCGCTGGATGCTGCGTTAGTAAGTTCCCAAACATTTTCTACCGTAACATTCGGGTAGTTAGCACGGAACCATGCAAGCGGTGTTACCATACTACCCGCCGCAGTAATGAATTTAGTAGATGCTGCGGTATAGGCTTTCGGTGCCAGTTCAAGATGCGTTGCTGCATGGGTACCTTTGGTCTGGTTCTGATAACCAGTTACCCAAGTAATCAAATTCTGTAGAATCTGATCACCGGTCAAAGTTGCCCAATCACCAGTTACCGGCAATACCTGAACCGGAATGTTCGGATGATTAAACAATCCATATAGATTGTACATCGTATCGCCAACAAGCTTGATAGACATTAGCTTAATGTCCATCGCTCTCCTGGCGGCAGCGGCTTTCCTCTGATCTAGCCCCATGCCCATAGCACGACTAGCGCGAAGCTCATTGACATTATAACCGTAAGAATCACCAAGAGTACGCACAGAAACCGATCGCTGCGTTGACCGGACATCAGCACGTGGTAGATCATCCGCATAGTTAGCAATAACCTTCGCCATGCCAACCATATCGTATGCATACTGCGTTACAGTCTCAGCCCATTCAGGTACACTAGTATCATCAGGAACTAGCATATCGGCATTGGTTGCAGGAAGCTGACGGTCGTACGTTTGGGCACGAACAAAATCAAGCTGACGTGCCAGGAAGATAGTATCAGCATCTTCCCGAAAATTGTTCTTTACGATAGGTGAAGATGCGAGCATTGCCGCATCCAGATCATCGTAATGAATGTGGTCCATAGCGCCGGGCATAACTTGTTTCCCCTAAGTAATACTGTTAAACGTTGGGATAGTGTAGTTCTACAGCGGCAGCAAGTGTAGTAGTTACACCATCCGCGTTCAACAAACTCATGGCTTGCGAACGAAATACTGCATTCGTTACTGCAACACCAGTAGTGTTAAACTTGCCCGTAACAGCGTCAGCCTTACAAGCGGCACCATCAATAACCCCAGTACCAGAATCTACTGCGACCCAGCAACGACCCCGAGTCAGCACTGATACCGCAGTCTTGTCAGGATACTGACCAAGATAACCATAGATATGGTCATGCAGTGCAACGCCAACGCCCAACGTTGCCGATGCTCCATTCTTGATGGTCATTGCACCAGCACCAGTCCGTTGCACTGCCACACCAATAGTAACCCCAAGCGCAGGATCACTAGCAGCGAACGTGTCAACGTTATCATCCATACTGTCTTCCTTCATCCCAACAAAGGCAACTGCCATATAGTTGGAATAAGGATTGTTAGTAATAGAGAACGACATTATGCAGCCTCCTTCTCGCCACGGATGCGGGCGATCATCCGTGCCCGAGCATCACTTGAAGAAACACTACCGGAATTATTACTATCTGATTTAGCAACAGTCTTGGTCTTCTGTTCTGCGGTCTTACTGTTCCTTGCATCGGCATTAGCAATGGTGATGTCATATGCCGAATCAACATAATCATCGGAACGATTAGCGAAGACCAGATCATTACCAAGATGCTTAATGATCAGTTCCTTGATAGAACGATCGGTAGCAGCTTCATCAAACTTAAGCGAAAGCTGCTTAGCTTTCTCTTCAAGTACAATGCGACTCCTGGCGGAATCCCGCTCATGCTTAAGTGCTGCTTCGTGTTCCTTAGCAGACTTTGTAGCATCCGCCTTCAAGGTATCGCGTTCAGCCTCTACTTGGTCAAGTCTGGTCTTGGAAACTTTGAGTTGCTCGCGCAAATCAGTAACGAGTACCGCAACCTCTTTGGATGCGGGATAAGTTAGTCCGTTATCAAAACGGATGTTCTCCATAGTAGCGTCGGGCATTCCATCCTCCATGTCAAAAGATGCTAATTCGTCATTGTCTAGTCGGATTCTAGCGTTACCAGCCCGACCCTTATTTACCACCGCTAGATGGTTGTAAACGATACCACGTTGGACCTGATCGTAACGTTGTCCATTGAACACGCCAGGAGTTTCGTCGATCTTACATACATAGCCTAGGGATAACTCGCGTTTAGTACCTATTTTCTTTACGTTATGAATTACGATATCGGCCACAACATTGTCGCCATCCTTCTCTCCTGGCGACATGACGCTACCAACGATCACGCCATCAAGACTATCGTTTGTAGTAATGATACCTTTATGTCCATCGGTTATCGGTATCGCCCGTAATGAGTTCAGGCTATCAGCGTGAAACACTTCTTCATCAGGCCGATACTCAATGATTTCCTTTTCGTTACTATTCTTGTAACGAAATATACCTGTTCTAGTAATAACTGGACGATCTACAATCCAGCCATCTGGTGACAATTCCGCTTTGATTGTTATTGCATCGTATCTTGTTGCCATTACTACAACCTCAACGGAGCGATAGGGATTGCACCAAACAGCAAGCTAAGGATCATCAGCACAAATATCAGCGCAATAACCAACTGGACAATGATATTAAACGGATGTGGCAACGTTATCAGATTGGTAAACACATAGTAAATGATGCCAAAGATCAGCACCAAAACTAGTATATACAGGAGTAAGCTTATCATGCTGCTTCATCCAATAGGCTAGCTTCAAACAAGGCAAATTCTGGTAGTACTGGTTCCGCCCAACAACGGCACTGGTAATCCTCTCCTGGGTGACCTGTTTCGGCTGGCGGATTATCCCAAGTAAAGTATTTACCATCGTTATCTATGTGCGTATCTCTAACTCGTTCGTCACCAACTGTAGACCAAATGTAACCTTCTACTCCAATATTTTCCTGCCGTTCTCTGTTCAGTTGTCCATTCAGTTTCGATACTTGGTCGCGCGCAATCAATCTAGCTCGACTGTCCGATACCTCAGTACGTTCCGACATGATATCAAAGATCGCACTGGTAGTATCTTTTACGTTGGTACCATCAATCAAGGCTTGCCTAGTATAGTCGGAAATTTGTCTTGAGGTTTTCGCAGGTATGTCCTTGATAAGTAGAGAATTGTTACGGCTCCAGTTGGATAGCAAAGGCTTGAATTTTTCAGGGTCTTCGTTGGTTGGATTTACCCCATACTGGGAACGAACCAATTTCTTCCATTCAGTCTTATTGTGTTCGTTGATTTGCGGACCAATCCGCAACATTTCCTTGATGGCTTTGTTAGTCGGTTGCATCATTTCCTTGGCGATCTTACTCATGATCCGAGCCAAGTCTTCCTGCCAACCGGCATCTTGTCTTAGCTCACCAGTAACCAAATGTACTGCGGTCGCTTCTTCTACCATCTCTGGTACATTCGGCGCCATATGCTGTTTCAACAGTTTCTTGTGTTGACGATTTAAGGTCAGCAAGATTCTACGATAGGCATGCTCCTGGCCTACAGGATGCTTCATCGGTTGAATCGGTTTACGCCGTGGCATTTTCTTCGTCTTCCGGTACGTCTAGATCAGTCGTATCAACTCCTTCCGCGTAGTTAATGTCACCTTCGAAAGATGGTAGCTCATCAGTAAATTCGTACTCAGTGTACTTGTTGACAACGATTTTCCTTAGTTCCTCTGGCGATATAATTCCATTATCCATTAGTGAGGTTAACATTGTGACTTCGATATTGTTAGCTTCTTGTATCGTTTTGTTAGTAGTTGCTGTTTCGATTTCACTTGGTGCCCATAGTGGATTGAACACGATATGCCACGTATCAGGCAACTTGTCTGTATATGTTTTCTGTATATACAGTAAAGCGGTGATTTTCTCTAAGCAAGGCTTCGCTATCACTTGCTGAATATGGCTGACCATCCCATAGTAAGACTCAAGATCGCCAGCGCCAGTAGCATTCAATCCCGTAGTGGATTTCCCAAACAGTATAACCACCGGGATGTTACTGGATGCAGATAGCGCAGTTTGATACTCTTGGATAACGGATTGTACACCATCCAATCCTAAATTTTCGATAGTGTAATTATCTTTACTGTCAACCACAACTGAGTTGAGGTTGCCACGTACCAAGTCCACTAGGTTGATTCGTTTGGTTACCTGATCATCAGCTTGCTCGGCAAACAGATCACCCAAACCCTCCATTTGGTAAATGCCTTGTTGCTTCCTTTCTAATAGTCGGATGGTCCATTGTAACGCTTGATCGTAACGTGACAGATCGTCTAAGCAACCTTCTAGTATTGATCTGCCAATCCAAGACAAGCCATGCCGATGTGCTTGTTTCAATGGCAACGGTTCGCCACTCATGAAGATTAGTCTAGTCTCATGCACTCGGAAAGTACCCACTCCTGGCGGGGTGATGTCGTAGTACTCGATTTGTCCGAACTTGGTTAGATCAAGGATGTCATTATACAATCGATCCGTTGCCTTGATACAGCTTATGTCATACACTTTCAGTTCAATGATCTGATCGATGGTATCATAGTTCAGAGGCGTATCGAAATCGCCACCATCCTTAACGATGATCAGAATTACTGCGCCACCGTATAGTCTGGTCCATCTGACCGCATCTGACATTTTGGTATATACTGATAGCCTGTCATACTCATCATATATACTACCGCCTTCATCACCTTCGATAACAAGACCGCGTTGGAAACAATCATCGGAGGGACGATCGATGATCTTCTGTGCTATTCCGTTTCCAGTATAAATGTCAGCATAGTCATAGTAGCTGAACCGACTTGCCCAATAACGTTCCAAGCCACGGCGCCAGGAGCCACCACCGTACGTAGTACTCGCAGTTCTATCAAGGCCAAACGTGTTCAGCCCCGATAGCACATTCTGAAAGCCATCGTTGCGTACGATGCTATTCACGATGGTAGTTCCTGGCGCATATACAAAGTTATATATTAACCTTTAGGCTCGGGGGTTGGCGGCAACGTATTATCTGGAGTTACTGGTACAGGCGGTAAACCCTGATCTGGTTTCAAGCTAGGGTCAACCGAGACATAGCGCCAACCATAGCCGGGAATGCCGACAACCACCCAATAAACTTGTGAGCCGGGCAACGAATTATCGGGGCGCCCAGGCTGTCCGGGTAGACCCTGATCCGGGCGCCCAGGCTGTCCAGGAAGCCCCTGGTCTGGTCCCGGCGGCAACCCCTGGTCTGGACGCCCAGGCTGCCCAGGCAAGCCTTGGTCGGGCCGCACGGGGCGCCCAGGCAAACCTTGGTTCGGACGGTCAGGAAATGACGGTGGCCAGATCACTCCTGGCGGGGTGCCCGGTGGCGCAATCACGATCGGATGGGTCGGCACCGGTGGCGGAAATACTCCACTCGGTGGCGTTGGCAAAGTGTTATCGATTCCAGGCTGATTACCCGGCAATCCCTGATCAGGACGATCGCCCGGACTTACTTCTACAAAGTAACCAAACGGCATGTGTTTTACTCCGCTAATGCTAGTCTTCTAGCATGATCCGAAATCTTGCTTGCTAGTTCAAGGAATGCACCACTACTAGCATCCACGTAATCGTCATGGTTGCTATCAGGGAACGATTCCATCTCTGTTAGGTATGCATCATTCCAAGGGCCAGCTACTATGTCCACATTGTTAGCTTGCCATTGGGAAGACAACGGTTCTGCCCGAGTGATCTTTGGTCCGGTTTCTCTGATTGCTTTTATTTTATATCCAGTTAGAAACGAAATCATACTGGATGCTTGATCCTTGCCAGCTTGGCCAGGGTCTTGTGGAATGATGGTAGTGAGAGAACGACTCCTGGCGCTGTCCTGCGACAACACGTTTTTGATGACTTGCCGTACATCGCTAGCATTCTCCCGAATGTTGATACCATCAGCGATAACGAAACGACCATTCTCCCGCTTGCCCATTAGCACCGATGCGGTAGCATCCGGTGATGGGTTAGCTTCACTGATGGTCGTTGCTGCCAAGTCCCACTTGCGTACCCATTGCTTAACGTCGGTTGGTATAGCGGAGAGTATATTCACCTTGGTTTTGGGGAAGTAACTACCGGCTTGTTCCTTGACTTTCCAGTTACCGTTAAGCAAGCGTTCCCTGTCTACTCGCCCCATGATCATGAGGTTAGCCATATACCCAGGATCGTTATCCATGAGTATCTTGTTGTCGGTTAGCTTAGACGGAATGAACGTCAACGACTTTGGTTGTAACATCGGGAA